AACATTCTAGGTTTGTGTTTAGACCTATAAGAGTCAAAAGCCCAAATGCTACAGGACGATGCTGAAAGTCCCCAGCCTATTGCTTGAAGATAATTAATTTTAAATGTTGTTAAAAGGAATACACTAATTAATGCAAGTGTGAATCCAAGCCAACGGAGTCTCCGTACTATCCTGATCGGTATTCTCATAATAAAGATACTCCATAGTTATTACCATTCGATTGGACTTGGTTGATGTTGCATTACTTTCTCCAATATTCTGTTATTTGTTTCCATTCACATTCTTCGTTTTCACAGTTGTAATCATATTCTTGGAAAGTACCCTCATTAATAAATTCTAATTTCATACTTTAAAACCTTTTCTCCAGCTTTTGACTGCCCAATAAACAGGAGTAGTATTTAATTGTTTACCTGATCTTTTAGCTTTTGCTAAAATAGGTCTAAACCTTGCCATAAAACTTCTTTTCCTAGCTGGTATATTTTTCTTTATGCTTAATTTAGGGTCGCCAAATCTTACAACTTGTACTCTACCTGATTTTCTATTTTTAACATAAACAGCAAACTTCTTCTTTCCAGAAGTTCTAAATGGTTTATTTAATGTAACTTTTCTTCCTTTATATTTAGCCATAATAAAATAGCTTATATCAGAAACTAATCAATTTTTGAATTATATTCTCGACAATGATAGCCAAAAACTTTTGTGTTTTTGTAGGTGTGATAATAATGATTTTGTTTTTTTTTCTTAATTTTTGTTTCGTGGGTAATTATATTTTTGTCCCACCAAATAGCACATTCTTCGTAGATTTCTAATTTAAGTAAATTACCATTAGCTAATATTAAACTAATAATAAATATTTTCATCGTTTAAAAAATCTCATTCTCCAAGAGTGGCAAACATAATTATCTTTTACTGCTGGTGCGTTCCATTTACCGCAATATTGTCTTTTATTGGAATATAAGCCACAATTGCCACAGGCTGATTTAGTGCTAGATTTCTTAAATGTTGCTGGTAACGTATAATGTATTATTTCTCCATTTGGATAAAACATTCCTCTATTCATTTTCCTTGTCCTCTATTTTTTGATCTATTTGGTACTCGTTTATTATAAGACTTTGAGTGTTGTTGTGGTCTTTTACGTTTGGTTTCGTTTTTATAAACACTTATACCTAATAAATTTTTTTTAGCCATCTTTAGTTTCTGCTTCTATGATTAATGGCAAAGGCTCATTAAAGGTTGTTTGTTCAATTTTATCTTTTTGATCTAAGTGTTGTTTACCAAGCCATATTTGCATTGCCACGTTTCCGCCTAATGCTTTTTCAAATTGAGCCCTACGCAAACTTATTCTGCCCATCTCACGTCCCTTTTTTATTAGGTGGACATAATTACGTTGTAAAGTCTTAGTTGAGACGTTACAAAATTCTGCTATTTCTTCATAAGTGCAATGTAATTGCGACAATTTCTTGATTGCCTCTGTGTCTACTGCTTTAACTGGTCTTGCCATTTTGTCCTTTTTTATGATTTTATCCAATTTAATAATGTTTTACTTAATTTTTCACTTTCTTGCAAATTTGTTAATGTATATGTTTCTATACTATCTTTGAAATAATTGGTAATATTTTGTATCTTTGTTGTTCTTCCTTTGATAAACTTGTCTGTTTGAGTATCTTTTCTATCAATATGCCTTTGTTTTAATTGTTCTTCTGGTAGTTGTAAAATTACTATTTTAAGTTCATATAAATCTTTTAAAAGTATTAGATTGTTTAATGAAAATAGTCTGTCGCCCTCAAATATAATGTTTCTTTTGTCTTTTGACTGTTTTGCATATTGTACAAATTGTTTATTTACTCCCATAGAAAGTCTGTCTGTGCCGCAAAATTTACTATCTGTATGATATAATCCAAGTAAGCATATATTGTATTTTTCGTTAAAATGACCTTTTACTAGACCATATTCAAAGTTTGTTTTAAACTCAGGATACATAAATTTAACTAGTGTAGTTTTGCCAGTTGCTGGAACTCCGCCAATAGCTAAACATTTATAACGTAAATTGGTCATTATAGTCATTTTTAAAACAATCGTATTCTTTATGCATCATTATAACTTGTCCTGTATTTCTATAATGATTTTGTTTAATCGGATTTAAGCCTAAATCCTTTGGATTATCTTCTATTCTTAAATAATCTGGCAAACAACTTTTTCTCATTTCCCAAAAAATATCAAATTTTTTATTATGCTGAATTTCTGCATATTTTATTCTATCTCTAAACATATCCATATAAACATTAGGGTATCTTCTATCTGGTCTATGCCAAGATTTATAATTACATAGTGTGCTTTCAAATGTAAAATAACTTACGTCTTTGTGGTTTATTCTTTTTTTTGCCTCGCTAAATAATTTTTCTGCTTCAATTGTTATCCAATCAATTGTTTTTTTATCATAAAAAATTTTAGTCTTCCACCAGTCTAAATCATCTCTACCTAAAACTTTGCAAACACCATTTCTATGACTTCTAGAGCCGTTAATATCTTCAAAATATAAATTATTACAGTCTATATTTAAACCTTGTATTCTTAAATATTCTAAATAGCTAAAAGCTGATAATCTTCCAAAAGATAAAAAATTTTTTCTTATATAATTCCAGCAAACTTCATAATTTTTAAATTTATCATTGTGAGTTATCAAATTATCAAAAAAATCTTTTTGTGATTTATATTTATCAATACAATTTTTATAAGATTTTACACAATTAACAAATCCAGTTTTACCTATTTTAAAATATCTTCTGTCTAAATCCCAGCCGCTACCAACTTTAAATTTTATATATTCTTTATTCCACCAATCATTTAATAAATCTATGTTTAAATTTTTAATATCAGGAAATTCTTGAAATATTATCCAACTTGTTACTATATTTTGTGTACAACCATTTATAAAAGCAATCCATAAATTTTGCTCAATATCAAAATTAAATTTATTTGATAAATATGGAAAGGCAAAATAAACTCCGCCTGGGTGACTTTTAAATTTTAAATGGAATTCATAAAACCTTAAAAAAACTTCTCTCCTATATTCTGGCTTTCTAAAATCCATTCCATATTCTAATTTTTTAATTTCTTCTATGTTATGAATATCACAATATCTAGCTAACATATTAAAAATCCATTTAGATTTTCTTTAATTTCAAATCTTTTTTCTATTAATTTATGTTTTCCTTTAATTGCTTTAACATATCCAGCATTTTTACCTCTATAAGCAACTTTAACTATTGAATAGCCAGTATTATTATAAAGCCAGTTTGACATTGATATAAAATAATCTGTAAAATTGTTTAAATTATTTACTCCTAATTCTTCTGAATAATTTTTACCGTGTACTTTTATAGAATAAGTCATAGAAGTATCAGTCCAACAAACTATTTTTGGACTTGATAAAAAACAAGCTAAAAAATTTGACCATTTACCTCTTTTTAAATGTATTATGCTACTATGAGGAAAATCTAACATTTTAATTGAATAATTTTCGTTATTTAATATAGCTTTATGACCATCTTCTTTAACAGAAATCCATCTATTATCTTTTTTTAATTGATTGAAACAATCGTTATCTATATCTGAAACTTTGTGATTTTTTATTTTTAACATATTTTGTAAAATTGTAGCTTGTATTCCAACTCCTGCAAAATATTCTCTAACGGTATATTCTATATTTTTATCAATATCTTCTAAAATCCATTCAGTAGCATTACATTTAGCGGCAACTAAATCTTGTCTTGTAGTTAAAAAGTGCAAATAAGATTGTTTATTTTTTTTTATTGTAGATTCATTTTTTAAAGGAACATTAATAAAAAAATCATATTTATTACAAATTTTAGCTTTTAAACTCATTATTTGTTTAAATTTGCTTTATTTTTAAGTCTTTTAGCTATTTCCATTTCTTCCAATGCTGATTTGCAGTAAATCATATTCTTTCGATAATAGCAAACAACAGATATTCTTTCAAATTTGCCTTTGCCTTTTATTTCAGTATTACCGTGATATTCGTGTACATCAAAAAAACATACATCGCCACTTCTTACATTAAATGCAACTTTATATTTAGGCATAACAGTTAAAGCCCCATCATAATTACCAGCTTCTAATACTCCTAAATTTCCAAAACCCTCTTTAAGATCACCTTTATCTTTGTGTATTGCTGTTCTAAAATTTCTATTAATTGTAATTGTAGAAAATACTGTACCCTTAATGTAAAAATCTGGCGAAGTTTTATCAATCATATCTTTTTGTGCTTGCCATCTTTCTGGACATACTTCTTTAAATTTATCAGATATAATTTTAATATAAGGATAAGCCGCTTTAAATTTTTGAAATTTATGTTCGTTAAATGATGTTTGTCTGCAATAAGGAATTCTAGTTTGTCTATCAAAATAACCAGCTATTCCGCTTTCTACTTTGTTATATGCTTCGTGTGTTTTTGAAATTTTGCCATCTTTATTAATACGATAACCTCTAGTTTTTCCTGCTTTTTTAATTAAGTTACCATCTGAATTTTTTTTTAAACTTGGTGGAACTCCCCCAGCTGAACCTCTATTACCACCTTTAGCAACTGCGTGTCTAAGTGATTTATAGGCTTGTTCGCATACAACACTAGGTATAATGTTTTTTCTAAAAAAAAATAAAGGTGTTCCATCTTCCTTATACGCATCGCAATCATAATCTATGACTTGATCGTAATGATGATCTTTAATGAAATAGCCCTCTAATTTTTTTATTTCTTCATCTGTGTATTTAGCTTTTGCTGTTATTGTAAGCATTTTTAATTACTGTGTATACAGTGTCAGTTACATTATCAGTTCCAAGCTGTTTTTGCAACTCCTCGCACCACAATCTAAAGTCTTTTTCAGTTTCTTTATTTAAAAATAATTGTACCATTTTGACGTGTGATATTTCCATATCTTCTGGAAAATCCACATTAAAATTTTCTTTATTATCATTAGCTTTAAAATTTAATTCCTTATCATTTTGTAGGTTTTCCAATTCAGTTAAATTAAATCCTGTTAAATCTAAATTGAAATCTTCTTCTCTAAGCAAACTTAATTCAGCCGCTAATAATTTATTGTCCCATTTAGACTCCTCGCCGCTTCTATTGTCCATAATACGATAAGCAACAGCATCATTTTTTTTAAAATCTTTTTTAACTACATAAACAACTTTTTCTCCTAACTGTTTAAGTGCTTTCCAACGAGTGTGACCAACTACAATTACATTATCATTATCAACTACAATAGGCTGGTTGTTTCCAAACTCTTTAATTGATTTCATAACCTTTTGAACAGACTCCATAGGTATTTCTCTAGGATTGTTTTTATAAGGTACAATGTCATCTATGTTCATTTCTTCTATTTTCATATTATTATCCTTTTCATTTCTGTTATTACTCCTTTTGGAAATACGTTTCTATCACTAAATGATTCTTCGTTTTCATCATAACTAGCAAAAGTCCAAACGCATTTATTATTTTTTTTAAATATATAGGCTTGTGTTACCATATTAGCTGGCTTCATATTACAAAATTCTTTTACATCTGCGTGTCCAGCATCACCTAAAATATCAATCCATTTTATTGTATAAAAATAATATTTTTTTTTATTAATTAAAATGTGTCTAAATTTTGATTTTTTTTTAGTGCTTTTTTTCATAATAGGCTTTGACAACTTCTTGATATAGCTTTATTTCATATTTAAGTTTTCTATTTTCAGTAGCTAATGCAATTATACGTTGCCTAGCATATTTAAAAATTCTTAAAATTGCCCTCATCAAACCTTTTGAATTATATGGTCTTTGTCATATCTGTCTATTTTATACTCTTTACCATCTTTTTTAAAGTAATCAAAGCTATCTTCTCTATACCTAAAATCATAGCCTAATTTCTCCATTTTAGCCCTAATAGAAATACCCTCGTCTCTAGTCTCCTCGTTTTCCCATCTTCTTTGATGTAGCCAAGTACTGAAATGTGGCACAAACTTGTCTTCAACTCCTAAAATTTGCTTATTGTAAATTTTGGCTATTTCTTCAATAGTTAAACCAATATTACCATCAACTTTGTTAAATATTTCGTGTGCTTTAAATTTAGAGCCCCTTCTAACTTCTAATAAATTCCATATCTTCTCAAATTGAGGGTCATATATATTATTATTAGGTTTAGGTTTAGGTATAGGTATAGGTGCTATGGTTTTGCTATTAGCAAGAACTGTATCTTCTCCTGATGTTCCTTTATTGTACCTCATTTGAGCTCCTTTTGTTCCTGCGGCTGATTTTCTTTTGTATTTAGCTGTTAAATAATCATATTCTGCAAGTAATCTTTTATGATACCAAGAGTCCTTGCCATCAAATCTTTTAAAAAATTCTTCTAAAACATTATCTACTTCAATTTTACAATTATCGTCTATACATTGACATATTCGATAAGCCGCTTCTGTTTTAAAAGGCTTTGTGTTTTTAGTCCACGCAAAGCATAATAGTCTAATGTAAATACCTATTTGTTTATTTGTTAAGTGTACTGTTTCAGCCGCAAATGTATCAGTAAATAACTGTAATGCGTGAAACTTATTTATTTCTTTGTCCATAAAATATATCTGTCCTTTCTAGTTCATTTAGTTTTATATTTACTTCTTTTAATAATTGCTCCTCTGTACCGAACAAAGAAACAAACGCATTTTTATTTAAGTGTACTGATTGATTACCCATATTGTGATGCGTAGGACACAAAGGTATAGTATTGTCGTGGCTTGGTCTCAACGAAATTCCTGTATTTTTTCTTATGTGATGAATTACAGGAACAGAAAATCTTCCTTTTTTACTACAAGCAATACAACCTAATTGAGATAGCTTCTCAAATCTTTCTTTATCTTTTTTTTTCATAAAGTACATACGATTTTTTTCCATCAAAATAATAGCCTGATACATTTTTACTTTTTAAGTATTGATCATACTCGTAAGCAAGTTTTTTCTTTTTTTTATAAGTATCTTTATGTGCTATTTCTTTATTTAATTTAAACTCTAAAAAACTCATAATTTTTTCTTTAATCATTTATGATCTCCTCAACTTTTAAAATATGGGTTTTAATATTGTTTAATTCGTTTTGTATATTAGCTTTAGCGAAACTATCTTTATTTAGATCATCAATTTCAATTAATTGTCCTAGTCTAATCATACGCAACAATCTTTTAAAGGCTCGTCTAACGTGCATATCAGACATATCAGAAACTAAAAGCCATTGATTTTTAGATCGTGAAAAATAATTTTCTTCTGGTGTTGCTAATTGCGTTTCATCATTTTTATTAATATAAACATCTGTAATTTTATCTGTCATATTAATCTCCTTTGATTTGGATTTGGTTCTTTCCAAGGCTTCCAATCAAAATCTATCAATCTATATTCTTTGTCATTAAACTTAGATTTAAAAATTTGATTAGTTACTTGCTTTGCTTTTTTTAAATTTTCATAAGGTATAATCATAAATTCTTCTCCGTGAATAATACCTAGTGAATCTTTTTTTCTTAAAGCCTCTTTGTATTTGTAATCTCTTACACTTACCTTGCCTAAGAAAATTTTATCAACTTTTACTTTGATCATCTTGTACCTCTTTTTTTTCATTTTCAAAAAAATATAAGATAGGTTTATGTAATGCGTTTGAAAGCTCTACAATTCTTTTTGCAGAACAAGCATTAATTCCTTTTTCATATTTTTGTATTTGTTGAAATGTAACCCCAAGTGAATTTGCTAATTCAGTTTGAGTTAATCTTAATTCTCGTCTCCTAGCTTTTATCTTTAAGCCAATAACAGAATTAAAATCTATATCAGATTGTGTCTGAGTTTTCATATTGCTCCTGTGTTTTTGATTTTAGTGGCGGCAGGAAATCGGTTTAAAACCCACCGCCATTTAACTAGAAAGGGAGATTTTCTTATCTCAATTATTTTATTAAACGATTTTTTCATACAAGTCTATTTTTAAATTAATAAATTAAAAATTGTATTTTGATTTGACAATAATTTAGCAAAATAGCTAATTTTTGTATAAAATCGTTATTTTTGGCTAAAAACCTCATATTTTTAAATAAACAAAGTATTTGCTATTTCTCTTATTTTATTTAAGTTAAGGTTAACTAGAAAATGTTTAATCGGTACTATTCTCTAAACTCATAAAAATCCGATTCAGTGCCAAGTGGGGAAAATACTAAGTTTTATCCTGATGCTTGTAGTCGGCTTCTGCCTTGCAATACTACATTGGTTTCGACACTTGGATAGCCACAGAAAGCTAGGATAGCTCCAGCGATCAAGTTTGTTTTTAAAAATAGTTTCTATAACCTTTAGCAAGTTATACTGATGATGTTAGCTAAAATAATAAATACGAAAAACTAGAGAGGAAAACAATATGACACAGCAAATAATAGAAGTTGTAGATAAAGAAATAGAAGATACTACAATTTTAAAATATGAAAACGTTGCAACTCTTGGAGACAAAATTAAAGCTTATGATTTTGATCCAACATACAGCGAAAGTCCTTTTTATCTTGAGGGTATTGTTCTTGATAAAGGATTTTTAGATAAACCTTACAAGTGCTATTTAGTTAAGGTTACTAAAATTGTTTATAATGGCTTTGATAAAACAGATAGCTTTTATGAATATATGAAAAAGATAAAACAAAAGCCTTGGAAATATGTACCATTTGAAACTGATGATGAGTTTAATGGTAGGGTTACAAATATAACAGAAAGAAAAATATGCGTAGAGTAAATATAAAATATAACGATACAATACAAACTAAATCTTTTTTAAATGAAAAAGAATTTTTAAAATGGATTAAAGGTTCTGGAAGTATCGAATTAAACCAAGCACACAAAAAAGTAATAAAGTATGTTTGGAATTTAAACGTAGGAGAAAAAATTGAATTCTTTGGTTGGAGATTTTCAATACAATCTAAAGCTAGAGCGGGTAATCATTTAGTTTTGTAAAACGAAACCAGCGGACTTGCTCTGCTGGTCTATCTACCTTGGTCGGTAGGTACTGATGATGTCAGCCACATCAAAACTAGAATAGGAGAAAAAAATGAAAAAAGGTCAAGAAGTTAAGCAAATGCTTAACACAATCAACGATGATGTTCAATTTAAAGAAGATGTTATTGTTGATATTAAAAAAACAGTTGTGAAAGAAACAATGTCTGTCTTTCCTGAATTAAAATATTCAAACAAAGATAGTGATGTTGGTTTTCTTAATGATAATTCATTAACACAACTTTGTTACAAACTAGATATTGGTACAACTTATATCAATAAATGTTTACCAATTTCTCAAAATCTTGTTGTTCATAATTTATCTTTTTGGCTTAAAGAAATTAAGTCTAGAAATGTTATGATTAGAACACAGAAATGGAGAGACGAAGATAATAAAACTGTTAGAGCAATTTTATCAGATCGTTATAAAAGAATTGATAATGATATTGTTGCTAATGCTTCTCTTGCAAGAATTATGGATATGGGTGCTGAACTCAAATACTGTAATTACGATGGAGATAGTTTGAACATTACAGCAGTATTACCTAAAATTGAGGGTGAAATTGCTAAAGGAGATATTGTTCAAGCTGGTATTACTGTTACAAATAATGAAGTAGGTAATGGCTCTTTAAAAGTTCTGCCATTTATTTACAGATTAGTTTGTACTAACGGTATGGTTGCTCCTGAATATATTGGTCAATTTTATGCTAAACACGTAGGTAAAAAATTGATTGATATTGATAACGACTATCAAGGAGATACAAGTGTAGAAAAAATGTTTGATGAAATTAAGATAATGAATAATCCTCAAATATTTGACACTTTGTTTGCTGAAATGAAAAAAGCTAAAGAAAAGCAAACTTCTTCTTTTGAGATAGTTAGGTTAGCTAAACAACATAATTTATCTGACTCTGAGAGAGCGGGTATCTTTGAAAGACTTGGTAAAGTCTATGGAGATAATTTCACAGTAGATAATTATAGTTTAGCAAATGCTATTACTAACTTGGCTAATGATGAAAATAAATCTGATCAAAGAGCAAGGTTCTTACAAGAGCTTGGCGGTCAAATTATCTTTTATCAAAAGCCTCAATACTTAAGACAATAGACGAAATAGGGAGAGCAATCTCCCTATCTATTTAGGGTTGTTCCTAAATACTGATGAGTCAGCTACTCAAATTAATAGAAAGGTAAATATGATAATATTTAATAAAACACCTAAAGAATTGTTTCAGATGGTTGAAAGACACGAAACAAAAATAGTTTGGTTTGGCTTAGGTTTACTTATAGGGTTAATTCTATGAGTGGAGTAACTTGGAAAACTAGACGTATTAAAGCAATAAATATTATTTCTAAAAAAAGAGGTTATAGAACAAGTGACACTAATCCTTTTTTTGAGGAGTATATTTTTATTTGCAATTCAAAATCAAAAAGTAAAAAAGAATATAAAAAGGAAAGGAGTGAATATGCTACGACTAGTATTTACAATTCTATTCGTAACAGGTTGCTCGTATAAGCCTGTAATTGATTCAGCTGGTAGGTCTGGTACTTTTCCAAACAGTAAAGCTGAAGAAATTACTAATGACGAACAACATTGTCGATATGTTGCTAAATCAAATACTACCTTTTTAAGTAATATTACTTATTGGATATTTGATGAAGATATGCAAACAAAGTATCAGGTTATTTATCGTAAATGTTTAATAGGTCGAGGACACTCGGTATTAAACTAGAAAGGCACTGATGAATAAAATGATGAAAACAAACTATCTTATTGAAGGTATGATTGAAACTTTTAAAAAGAAAAAATCTTCAAGACTCTTTAATGAGATAGTAGGTCTAGTGTTTAAAAACCTTAGACTAGAAAAAAACATTACTGCCGAAGCAGTGGTGCAAGATAATAAAATATACTTTGGTTCTATTTATGATTTATATAAATTTGAAAAAGGTATAAAAACTGATGTATCAAAATTAAATGCTTTACAATCTTATTATAAATATGATGTAAAAAATTTGTTTGATCGTCTTAACTAAAAAGGAAAAAAATGTGGCAAAACTATAATCTAAAAAACGGCATAGTCTTAAGCTATAACGAAGAAAAGCATTTGTACTATGTAAATAATAAGCCTGTAACTTCTGTAACAGGAATTTGCGGCAAAGGCTTACCCAAGCCCAATTTAACTAATTGGTTAGTCTATACACCTTTGAACGAGGCTAAAAGATTAATTAATGATAAGTTAAATATTAATGAGCCCTTAGATAGAGCAGAATTAGAAAGGATTTTTAAAACTGCTAAAGAAAAAACAAATAAGATTAAGGAAGATGCTGGACTTATAGGCGGTATCGTTCACGGTCTTATTGAAGATTATCTAAAGGGTAAAGAAATTCCAAAACAATCTGATAAAGCAGTAGTAAATTGCTGGAACACTTTTTTAGATTGGTGGAATAAACAAGAGTATAAAACAGTTGAAATAGAGAAAAAAATCTTTTCTCTTAAGCATAACTATGCTGGTACTCTTGATCTTATCGTAAAAGATAAGAAAGGAAATCTTGTTTTAATTGATATTAAGACAAGTAATCATATATCATTTGACTATTATTTGCAGTTAAATGCGTATAGATTTGCGTATGAGGAAGAAACTAATCAAAAAATAACATCTTCTTATGTGGTAAGATTACCAAAAAAAGATGGAAATATTGAGATTAGAGAAATACCTCTTAATAGAAAACTGTTCAATGCTTTCCTTGGAGCAAAATATATAGTTGAACAAATGGAAGCAGTTGGACAATAACATAGGAGAAACTGATGGCATATAATAGACCACAGTACAACAATAACTACCCTAAGAAAAATTATAGTAATAATAATTCTAGTGGTAGCAATGGCGGATCAGCTAAACTTACAACATCAAAAAAAGATGGTTGTATATTAGTTGTAACTTTGAATAATCAAAATCTTGTTTTAAAAGGTTTTTACAATTCAAAGGCAAACGAGTGGAAATTGTTTCCTTATTACGATAAGACAAAAACAAATCCACAATTTAATCAGCCTAAACAACAATCGTATCAACGTGATGAAATGGACGATGAATTGCCAAATGAAATGAAGCAATGGCAAAATAGTCCAGCACCTGATACAGACTTTAATCCTGATCAATACGAAAAAGAATTAGGTTAATGTCAGATCAAGAGTTAGCAAAGTACATACAAGTTAGACCTATGGAGTATGACCCTCATAGAATTATAGCTTACATTGATGCTTTAGATAAAAGATGTATCAAAGCTGAAATTGAATATGATAATGTGAAAGATCAGCTCGAGGAAATGTATGACTATGTGGTATTAGAAAAAATGACAAATAAATCTGTTTCTGTATCACAAGCTAAAGTTGAAGCTACAAATGATGAAAGATATAAGAAAGTTAAACAAGAACTTTCTAATAAGAAAAAAATATATCTTATAGCAAAATCTGAATCTAAAAATGGACACAGTTATTGCGATCATTTAAAACAAAAATCTATTAACGAATTAGCAACAGAGAAGCTAACTAGAAATTGATAGTTTGTGTGGGGAGCAATCCCCACATAACCCCACCTAATGTCTTGTTATCTCATATTGAGTTATATCTGTTTTTTCAGTAATTTGTTCAAAGGTATAATTATAATTAATCAAATTTAAATCCATCTGACTTTTAATGTATTTGATCGTGTTATCTATTTTAGGAAACATAGGATATATATCTACAAAGGTCATACAAACATAACTGCCGTAAGGATTGTTTTCAGCTTCTACTTGTACTTCTAAATAAGTTATTACTGCGTCAGTATTCATTATGACACAATAGTTTATTTTTAAATGAAATGCTATTTTCTTTTAGTATTAATTATATCAGTAGCTTTTATTCCATAAATTGCCGCTACGACACTGACCCACAAGCCAACTATCCACCAAGGCATTGCTTCTAATTTTTCAAAATACAAATCTATTTTTTGTTGCATTTTTTCATCTTCCGCAAACACAGACCAAGCTAAAAGAAACAATGGCGAACTAAGTACTAAAAGTACAAACTCGTCTTTCCAGTCTCCCTTTTGACGATCAAATGCTTTACCAGCATATTCAATTTCGCCACGTTTCATCTTCTCTGCGTGAAGTAATTCTGCTTCTGAAATAGCAATTTTTGTTTTTTGTCTATTCTTATAAATTTCTGCACCTGTTTTGAATAAAGTAGGAAGTAAATTAAACCACATCTTTTTGTACAAATCCTCTTAACATATCTAAACAATGTATTGCTTTTTCTATGTCTTGGATTTTCCCTTTTTTATCTTTGTTTTTAATTAAACATCTTGTTGTGTATTTTATAACTTTAGTTTGACAAGCATTTAGATTGTTAACCATACAATACTCAATAGGCTGTATTTTAAGCGATTTGTACCAGTCCCCTGCCACTTGGTCGGAAAGTGGAGCAATCGTGCTGTGCGAGGCTGTATGGCTCTTTAAAAGGGTGTTTTTTAGCTTATTATTGCTCATACTATTTGTTTTATCCAATCGCCCTTAGAATTAAGAACCATTGGCAGTAATCTAGGTACACCATTTAAAATGATACCGCAACCTAAAATAAATCTAGTTTTAAAATTTTTTGCGTATTCAAAAGCCATATTTTTTTGATCAATCATACAACCAACATTCATAGCAAAAAACAAATTATCTGGATTTGCCCAGTAAGAAATTAAAAACTTCGTATGATAATGACCTTGTACTGCTGACATACCCATAGTTTGAGAAACCTTTAATATATCTGCACTTCTTCCGTGTGTAAAAAAACATCTTTGACCATTTGACATTGTTAAAGTTAAATCGTCTATCCATTTCCATTTCTTTGTTCCTAAAAATTCTCCATAATCTTTTAAAAATTCTTTTGACATTCCATATTTTAAAGCACGTCTATAAACTAAACTAGAATGGTTTGAATCTACTTCTGTAACATTTGGAAATATTGATTCTAATTCTTTTATATAAACTCTTGCGGCTTTTAATTCGTGTCCAGCAGAAAACAAATCTGGGTTGTGAGAGTGCATTGAGATTGCGTGAAAGTCTAATAGGTCTCCAATATTAACTACAAAATCTGGATTAAATTCTTTTTTGATTGCTCGTAAAAAGTTTATAGAATCTTTGTGATGATATGGCACGTGCATATCACTAATAACCAAAATTTTTTTGTAAGACATATACTAATGCTTGTACAATTATTTCGAGAATAAGTAAAGCAATTGAGCTATAACTAGAATTGCAACAGAACTAATTCCATAAATTATCCAATTTGTAAATGTGTCAAATTTTTGATCTAACTTTTCATCTAACTTATTTAAATCTTCGTGCATATGTTTAAGATGATTTGTTTTAATAATATTGATTTCTCTTTTTACTCCTGTCAAATGCCCATACAAAGCTATTAAATGTTCGCTAGTTGTTTTAGGATTTTTTGCCATTAGCTTTGTACTATTTTCTCTAGGATTAATTGAAACCCAGCAGAAATAGAAGTTGTAGCATCTGCTTTTGCTCTCATTTCTAAATCTGATTTTTCTGATAAAATTTCTGGTACTAAATAGTCTTTTCTAAAAGGTGTTCCAAATGATGTAACTAATGATTTAGTTTGAAAAGTATTTCCATTTAAAGGTCTTTGCATAAATTTAGCCTCAACTTCTTTTTGCTTACTTGTTCCAACATCAATAGACATTAGATAACCTCTATAATTTCTAGGAATTGTATAAACAGCCTGAAGTGATTGTCCATAACCAACATCAACTATTGAAACAGGAAGTGAATTAACTGTTGTTGTAATTTTACCAACATTAACAATTCCTGTATTAGCATTTTCTAATACTGATCTAAATACTCTTATAAAAGATGTTGTAGAAGCTGAACCACCTACTGTAATAACCTCATCAGCTAAATCCCAATTCGAATCTAAGCCATAAATATGAACTAAGCTATCATTGTCATCTGTAGAAGTAGATGTTGCTACTGCTGTAGTTGGAGTTGTAGGGTAAGCATATAAACTTCCATTTTCCCATATCGTTTCGAATACTGTTCCTACTGCTGTATTGTATCCAAATTTTTGAACTCCTGAAAAATTATTAACTAATCCTCTTTGAATTGCTAATCCTAATGGAATATTGTTATTACTTATAAAACTCATTTTCTAACCTTTTTCTTTTTCTTCTTTTTTTTCTTCTTCATTGGTCGTTTATTAATAAACTCACTTAAAGTTTTTGTTGTAGTAAATCCTATCATTTTTTCTTTCTCGGTTTATATTTCTTAATAGCTTTAGAAATAAATATGTTTTTATA